TGGAAGTTGCGTTCGGAAACCTATCAAGGCATCGCCAACGCGATGGCAGCGCAGTGGAGTTAAGGCCATACCAAAACACTGCCGCTGACTTTCTCTTTGAGCATGACCGCGCCATGATCTTAGCGCCAGTCGGTGCAGGCAAGACGGCCATCACTTTGACGGCCATGTGGGAGATGATCCGCGACGGCCACGTCAAGCGTTGGCTGGTGCTGGCGCCTAAGCGCGTCTGTACCGACGTGTGGCCAGTCGAGCGCCCCAAGTGGGCAGATCGCATCAGCATGGCTCTGTGCGTTGGCACACCTAAGCAACGCTTAGACGCCCTCAAGAGCAACGCCCAAGTGGTCGTGACCAACTACGACAACTTGCAGTGGCTGGCTGAACAAAGATTAAATTTTGACGGCGTTGTGTTTGACGAACTCACGCGTCTGAAGAACCCCAGCGGCACACGCTTCAAAGCGTTTCTCAAAGTCGTTGACCCCATGACGACGCGCTGGGGCTTGACTGGTTCGTTTACCAGCAACGGTTTGGAGGACGTGTTCGGTCAGTGCAAGATCGTAGACCAGTCATTGCTGGGGCGCAGCAAAGGCGCGTTTATGCAGCAATACTTTGTGCTGATCAACAAGGAGTTTGGTGAATGGGCGCCGCGTGTGGGTTCGCTGGCCAAGGTCATGGACGTGATCAAGCCTGCCACATTTGTCTTGGAGGCAGGTGAGTATAAGGACAAGTTGCCGCCGTTGCATACAGTTGAACTGGCCTGCACGATGGACATGACGCCGTACAACACGATGAAGAAAGACTTTGTGCTGGAAGGCATCACAGCCGTCAACGCCGCCGTTGTCACGGGCAAGCTACAGCAACTGGCGTCAGGTTTTGTTTACGACACAACGACCACGCCGTCTGAATCGCCTGGCAAGTTTAAGGTTGACCAGAAGCCTGTCTGGTACAGCATGCACAAGTTTGAACGCCTTGAAGAATTATTAGACGAAAACCAACATGCCAACACCATCATTGCCTACTCATACCAAGAAGAACTTGCCGAACTCAAGCGACGCTTTAACGTCACCACCCTTGACGACGCTGGCGCCATCGAGCGATGGAATGCTGGAAAGGTCAGGCTATTGGCCGTCCATCCAAAGTCAGCCGGCCACGGGCTTAACTTACAGCACGGCGGCTGTCACATGGTGTTTCTGTCGCTGCCGTGGAGTCTGGAATTGTACGAGCAGACCATTGGCCGTTTGCACCGCAGCGGGCAACAACACCCTGTGTGGTGCTACATCTTACTGACCAGCAAAACGGTAGATGAAAAAATTTGGGCAGCCTTGCACGACAAGCGCGCCATATCTGATATTGCAATGGAGGAACTTAAATAATGTGGCCATTCCCACCTTTTCCAAACCCCAAGGACAAGGGCGCTAACGTGCCCAAATTTAATCCTGACAATTTTGAGGACGCGCCAGTATGACTAAAGACGAAGCATTACGCCTTGCATTGGAAGCGTTGGAAGACCTTGGATATCACCACCATGATTGTCCGCAATGGCCCACATTTGTAGAGCCAGCGAACTATCCTAAGTGCAATTGTGGTTATGACCAAGCAATCACCGCCATTAAAGCCGCACTAGAAGCGAAGGATGAGCCTGTGGCGACAAAGAATAATGACGGCGTTACATTGCATCTAGGTTGGGATGATTTGCCTGTTGGAACAAAACTTTACACCACCCCACCACAGCGCACATGGGTAGGGCTGACGGATGAAGATTTAAAACTACTATCTGCTGAATGGCGAATTGTTTATGGCGCATGGATGGATGACTTTGCTAAAGACATTGAAGCCAAACTCAAGGAGAAGAACGCATGAAACGAATTGACCAATGGAAAGCCAAACTCAAAGTGGCCAAAGCAGAATTACGCATACGCAACCGAGAAGCTAACGCGGCCATCCGCGCCTTGATGCACGTACAAGAAACAATCAGCCAACTGGAGAGCAAAATTGACAAACACTTGGCGAAGCCTTAACAGCCAATTAAGCAGAATGAGCGAAGACGAAGTTCTCAGACTGCTCAACGAAGAACGTGATGGCGCTAAACGCGTCAGCATGCTTGAGCGCCTTCACCAGCGCTACAACACCCTGCGCGTAGCACGGGAAAGATTAGAACTACTTAAAGGAGCAACACAATGTTAGAAAAACCACCGTATTCAAAAATCAGTTACCCTTCTGTGGCAAACAAAGATTTCAAATGGTCTTCCGGCTCAGACGTGCAGGCCATCTGGCGCAAGCATGGCTGGACACCACCGTCTGAAAAAATGATACCCCCGCCGCCAGAACGCGTTATGGACATGCCTCTTAGGAGAGTTAGATAAATGCCACGCCCTAAACCGCCTGAACCTTTGAACTTTAGAAACATACGAATGTCAGACAGACATTGGATGATCATGCAAGAACTTGGCGGCGCCGAATGGTTGCGCAATTACTTAGATAAGCATGCCAAGATGCCGGCCAAGTATTACCGCCTTGAATTAGACGCGCCGTCTAAAAAGGAATCCAATGATTAACCGCCCAGACTTTGCAACTTGGAGCCAGGCTAACTTGGCCAAGTTTGCCGAGGAAGCCTACGCCAAGCTGTGTGAGCAAGACGACCGCATACAGCAACTGCAATGCGATCTGAAGACCGCTATTGAGGCGTACAGGGCGTTAACTAAGGAATAGGCGGCGCTCGTCTATGCGGCGGGTTTGCAAGCCTCTGAGGACTTTTCCAGCCGCCATGCAATACTTCAGAAGTTCTTCGGCGGCGCCCTCTTTGTCGCCCCGAAGCAACTTTTGACGAAGCGTCGAACGCTGGAGTGTTCCCAGACCGACGTTAAAACTAAAGCTAACAAGGCCATCAAACATACCTTGTGTAAGAGGGACAGGACAGAAGCGCTCCACTCCACGCTCAAAACGGTCAAGATCAGCCCTAAGAATTCCATCTACTTCTTCTTTGGTAAACGTCCGGCTATCTTCAGGATGAAGCGCGTAAGCGCCCCTTTCAGCCAATAGTATTTTGATTTGATTCGGATAAAGAACATGGCCAACTCCGATTGTCCACAGCTTTGCTGGGCACTGGTATGGTTTGAATCGAACACCCTCATGGTGCTTGATCATCTCAATGGCTTTGGGCGAGACGTTCATTTGCCAAACGCTCTGCCGCCAAAGTGGAACGCAATGATGCTGGCAAACAACGCTTGGGTGTCAGAGTCCCACAGCATCTCTAACAGGTCGTTAAAAGGGACAGACATATAGTATCCATACCAGAAGCCCCCAATATCCACAAAGACTAGCAGCAAGAAGAATCCATAGGTAATAACAGGTCTGACACTCGCTCTGAGGTTTTTCATCCATGTTGACGTCCCTTCATTCAAACTGGTGTCGTGAGCGTAGATGGTTTGCATCTCGGCCTGCTGCGCGCCAATGATGGCTTGACCGGTGGCCGCCGCGCTTTCAGTTTCTAATTGCTCTGTGCGGATATGCTCAATGCGCTCTTGCGCCTCAAAGCCCGCCTTGCGCAATTCCAACTCGCGCTCAATTTGCATCCGCGCCAGCGCCAATTCGTGCATCTTGTCGGATCGGTCTTGAAAGAATTCCAGCAGCTTCGGCAGGCCGCCCATTAGAAAAGAGATCAGGGTTGAAAGTAGGGTTAACATTACAGTCCAATCATTTCAATTCAAAACTTAAATTTGCATGACGAGGGTACTGCACAATACGCTCCCCCTCTGGGCATTTATATTTGATGGCCGCCAACAAAGTAGCTTTGCCGGGCGCAATCTTTTCTTTTTGCACCATCGTAAGCTGGTAGGTAAAGGTGTCAATCTCTGGCCCTGCTGGGCCGCTGAATTTGCTGGCCGTGGTGGTCGCTGCGTGAACCATCCCCGCAGCATCTCGGATGCTGGGCGTAAAACTTTCAACAGAACAGTCGTCGCGCTTTTTGATCCGCGCAACAGTGACGTTGATGGGCTTACCGGCTTCTGCCGTGATCTTGAAGTTCTCAGGCGACCACTCAATAATTGCGCGGTCAAACCAGCCGAACTTGTCGGCAAGGGTGTAGCTGCCGCCAAGCGCAGCAACGCTGGCGGCAACGGCGCTGATGGCTTTGGTAAGGTCAACCATTATTTGTCTACTTTGCCATCTAGCTTGTCAAATATCTTGCCAAGCATGTCTTTGATTTCACGCATGTCAGCGCGGTAGTCGTCCCGCGTGACGTAGTTCAGCGGCATCGCCCGCACGTCAGTGTCAAGGCGCTCAATAGATCGGTAGATGTTGTTTAACACCCACCCACCTAAGAACCCCGCCAAACTGACTGCGATGTTGAATAGAACTTGGGAATCCATTATCTAGCCAATGCATTTTGGTTTTCAGGTTCAGCACGGCGTGACATTTCTGCTCCAAGCGCCCGCGTGCCAGCCAGCCCTGCGGCAGTACCGGCGCCAGGCGTGGCCGCACGGCGAGCCGCTTGCAGTTTGATAGCAGCTTCAATTTGATCAGCGGCTATAGCAGGGTTAGTTAACTCCCGCGCAATCTCTAGCGCAATTTTGTCGTCCATGCGCAATGCAAGGCGTTTAACAACATTGTTAAAAACAGTGATTGGCACAGACAAAAAGTTTGGTAAAGGTAAACCAGCCTCTTGGCCAGTTTTGGTAGCTAAA